GACAACATCATCAACCTACTATCAGAGCAAAGCGCGGAAATCAATCAAGCCGTCACTAAAGACGAACAAATTGGTGCTGGAGATCAAGGCATCATGTTCGGTTACGCAACCAGCGAAACAAAATCATATTTGCCATACGCGTTCGATTATGCGAACAAAATCATCGAAGCAATCGAAAAGGATGTCTCGAACGGTTTTCTCAAAGGTGATGCCAAGACACAAGTCACGATAGACCTCGACACAAACGAAATCATCACGACGCTCATCAGCGTATGCCACAAAGAGGGCGCAACGCTCAAACAAGTCCAAGATTACGTGACAAACCTACTTATTGATGATGGGCTGTACCACAAAAGCAAGAAGTTTCTCATCAATCCAGCGGGTACGTGGACGATAGGAGGTGCGGTAGCTGACTGCGGGCTAACCGGGCGAAAGATAGTGTGCGACCAATATGGGGGGTTTATAGCGGTAGGCGGCGGCGCATTTAGCGGTAAAGATCCAACGAAAGTAGACCGCAGCGCATCATACATGGCGCGGCGCATAGCCATCGACCTCGTGAATGAATTTGCACTCAAGGAATGCGAAATACAATTAGCATACGCAATAGGCGTGGCAGAACCGGTATCCGTCTACGTCAAAGCGGACACAAAAGCCGACTTCAAAGCGTTCATTCAAAAAAACTACAACTTGACACCCAAAGGCATCATTGAGCGATTAGACTTGTTGAACATCGATTATGAGCGATTAGCAGAGGGATGTCATTACCGATAAAAAGGAGTTGATGTATTAAATGGGGGATTACAAGCCAGGTGAGCATCCAAACTCACGCGCTAATTTACTACAGCAACCACCAAAAGGAGCGCAGAGAAAAGGCGCATATGCTTCCATGAAGACAAAAAAAAAACAAAAACAAATGCGCGGTGTTATTGAATATCTAATCAATTTACCATTGCAACCAGGAAAACCACAAATACTAAAAAATATAATGGAAGCAAAAACGAAAAATCTTACTGTCTTTGAAGGAATGGCGGTTGCTCAAATCAAGAAGGCGTTGTCTGGTGACACAAGAGCGTTTCGTGCACTTGCAGAAATAATTATTCAAAGCAAAAACAGCGTAGATCTTACTCGAGAAATAGACCGTTCCGTTGACGATAAGATCCATGAAGCTATGATCAAGTCGCTTAATAAGCAGGGGGAGCAGTTGAGCATTCCTGGTGAGATTATATTTGAAGAAGACGAACTGGATGGTGACGATGATGGAACTGGCGCAGACGAGTAGCACCGGGCGCCCGACTCCTGAACTGCTGTTAAACGACAAAATACAAAGCGCACTGGCCTGGATCAGCAATGACGAGGGCTTTTTTGATGGTTTCACGAATCGATGGATCCCCGAGACTAGAGTCTTCGTCATGGAGGGTACGATCAGATCCTCAAAGACGGTCACGGCGATCATTGGGTTCCATTACCGCGTTCAAAGGCAGACTGCGAAGCTGGCATTGATTGCCGCTAAAGACTACGATGCAATCAACGATAATATCTTGAACTCGGACTTTGGGCTCTTGATCATGTTCCCGGACAAGTACAAGCTGCAGAAAGACGAGATAGGCGGGTACTACATTGCGGTTGCAGGATCTGACAAGAAGATTCTACTAGCAGGGTATTCAGATGCTGCGAAATGGAAGAAGATCCTCGGGAAAGACATTGAGACGATTCTGATTGATGAGGTCAACATTGCGGACGAGCTGTTCGTCAAGGAGTCCTTCGCACGGCAAGCAGCGACCGATCATCCAATCTCGATCATGACGCTTAACGGCGATGATCCAAATCACGTGATTTATCAGGACATCATCAACAAGTGCATAATCATTGGTGATGCTCCAGCAAGCATAGTCGCGGAAATGGACAAACCAATCATCGCTGAAGGTCGAAGAGTAGTCGTGAAGAAGAAAGGCTACTACTACACCCACTGGACCTTTAACGACAATCCAAAGTTAACCGTCCAACAAAGGCGCAACATGCAAACGCTGTTCCCAGTTGGATCATACTATCACAAGACTAGGGTACTCGGTGAGCGTGGCGTTTGGGGTACTATGATCTATGCAGATTACATGACCGAAGACATCCTCGTGGACATTCATGCGCTGGATGAGAACAATAGACCAAAATACCCAATCGCAAAATACACAATTGGAGTTGACATTGCCGAAGCTAGAGCGGCGAACGTATTCGCACTGCTTGGCTTTGATCGTGATTACAAGTATTGCTACATCGTCGACTTGCTCGTCTTCAAATCGAATGAAGGCGGAAAATCCGTTGGATACGCTAAGAAGACCGAAATGCTTCGAGCATTCCTAGCCAAGCACCAGGGCAAACCCATTGAAGGAATCTACGTTGACTCAGCTGAGGGGAATTACATCAAGGATCTTCAGGCATACAGTCTTGGCTTCCCGGTTACGGAATGTTACAAAGCTACGATCCTAGAACGAATTCATTTGAATGTAATGCTCTTCACTCGCAGGCGGCTATTGATGGACGCGAGCTGTCTTCAAGCATACCAGGCATTCGTCAGTTCAGTGTGGAAAAAGGGCAGAGAAGGCAAAGAGAGGGAGGACAACAACTTACCGATGAACGATATCATGGACGCCGTCGAGTACGGCCAAACTCGTCACATGAATGCACTCCTTGCCGCGTTGAAGAGGATGGTGGTTTAATGGGCTTCTTCACATGGATCAAAACCGCACTGAATAACCAATACGACCGAAAACTATCAAGGGGGTTGGCAAGGCTGAATATGAAAGAAAAATTGGCATATAATCCGGATCTATCGCAGATCCAGTTGAACTACATGACCTCAAAACGTCGGACAGAAAAACTGACCGAGTGGCACATTTGGTATATGGGCGACGAGTACCTCATCCGAAACTATTTTCTGAACCGTCGGCATACAAGCAGCATCCTCGGCGAAAATGTGAACATGAACCTTTTCTGGGAAAAAGCGCCCGCTAACTATGTCATGGTCCATTCTGGATGGCCTGGTATCCTTTCGCACAAGATGTCAGAGATTCTGTGGTCCAACGGCTACACCATCGACATTGAGGTCTTCAAGAAAGAAAAAGGCGAAGACGGAACTGAGAAAATTGGCGAAAAGATCAACGAGAAAGAATCCGCAAGGATCCACGATCTGCTTGTCGACGTGCTGCTCAAAGAGACCAAGTTCAACGAGCTTCTCGGCCAAATGGCCGAGGACCAATCCTGGAGCGGGCATGTCGCTACCAAGCTCTCGTTCGACCGATCGATCACGCCTTATCCAATCGTTGAAGCTGCTGACGCTCGCCTTTTTGAGATTATCAAGGAGCGCCGTCACACCACTGGAATTAAGTTCAAGACGTGGGAAAACAAAGGTGAGACAGGATCACAGAAGAAATACCGGCTGGATGAAATCTACACGACGGTCCGAACTGCTGACGAACTGGTCTACTTCAACCAGTACAAGTTCAATGCGTCGAATAAAACACTTGAGATCGGCGACGCCGTCATCCAGTACCAACTTTACGAAATCAAGGAATCAAAAGAGACCGCGATCCCATTTGCAAACTGGCAGGCCCTAGGGCTTGAAATGACCAGTGGGATCCTGCAAGAGTCTATCGCATTTCCTGGGCTCAAAGGGATGTTGGCATTCGAGTGCCCGAACATCCTGCCCAACCCAGAGTTTCCAGGCTCACCATATGGCGCAAGCGACTATGCCCGGATTTGTGGATCCTTTGATAAAGCAGACGAACTTTATAGTGAGAACGCCAGAGAAGTTCGAGACAACAAGTCGATGCAAGCTATCCCTTCATCCTGGATGCCGAAAGACAGCGAAGGGAAAATGCTGATGAGGGATCCGTTCCGCACCAATGTCGTGTTCGAGGACTTTGATCTTGACCAGGCGCAAGGAACACAGCCAGAGCTTCAGACATCGGTGATTGCCGACAAGACCGAAAGCATTCTCGGTAAGTGGAAGATCGAGGTAAGCCAAATCTGCATGAATGCCAAGATCAGCCCGGTGTCACTCGGGATGTATGGCTTTGAATCTTTGAACGCTTCCGACAAATCGCAACAGGAGCGTGAGAAGCAGACGATCGAAACTCGCAAAGACAAGATCACCACGTGGAAACCATTCATCGAAAGCATCCTACTGAAGCTGCTTGAGTTCAACTCATATCTCCGGGAAGCATTCGGGTCTAGTCTAATCCAACCGGGAATCGACGCCATGGACATCGACTTCAGCAACTGCAACGTCAAAGTGTCATGGCCGGACTACATCAAATCTTCGCAACAAGAACGTCTGGCGATGTGGGGGGCTGCTAAGGCGAGCAGAATCGCCGATACTCAGACCGCGGTTGAAGGAGCCTACCCAGAGAAAACACGGGAAGAACAACTGGACATTGTCAGCCGTATCCGTTTCGAAGAGGGAGTGTCGACCGACAACCCGAACGCTTTGCAACTTGATAACCTGCTTGGAAATGATGGCACAGGAGGTGTCAAAGAATGAAGAGGCTTATCATAGCAATATCGCTTGTGTTTATCTTGCTCTTGGCCACAGGCTGTGGATCTCCTCCCGAAAACTACCACTTGGAGATGACGGCACTTGAGGACCCAATCAGAGCTGATGTTGATTCAAATCTGCTGACAACAAAGTATCTGTGGTTTACCAGAGAATACGTTATGAACGACGAAGAGACGCTGTTCTATGCTCCAAAATCCGTACGGATCGAGGGCAAACTATACCTGAATGATGAGGAAGCCTATTACATCCGGCGCGATTCTGGGTCGTTTTTATCGGACGAGTACGAATGGGAAAATGTTGACGAGAAGACGCTGAAAGAGATCTTCAGGGAGTGACTGACCGTGGTACGAACCATCAGCAGCCCGAAAGAAAACATCGCGGAAAGACCTCTGACAATCGTCCAGGATGCGCAGACGAGAATCAAAGAGACCATCGTCGAAGGGTACTACCAAAACCTATCAAAAGCCGAGATTGAGAAGCGAATCGCCGTGATCATTCAAGAGGCATCCGGGAAACTACCAGATTCAATCCGCGAAAGCGCTCGAATGTCATTGGCAATCAACGCTCAAAAATGGCACTATTTATACACCGAATCAATGAAAGTGCTTAACGCCTCAATGATCCGAACACTCGCAAAGTGGGAAAACACCATACCAGGAATGCGGGTCGAGGCTAAGACCTATAGCATCAACCTTGCTGAGATGATCGGAGCAGAGGCAAATGTGCAAAAAGAAGTCATCGACCGTTTCCGACCATTTCTCACAAAGGACGATGCCGGGCTCGCAATCATCGAGAATTACGAGAAACGGGTCAAGGACCAGATCAAGGTACTGGCTTCGGATCCTGCAAATCTCCAACGAATCGACAAGAACGGAAAACCATACAAGGTCAACCTCCGCAACTTTTCGGAGATGCAGGCTCGGTACGAAGCGAACCAGGAAGATATCAAACGCCTTGAATCAGATGGCGTCAAGTTAGTGTGGACTTCAAGCCACCCGGATGCATCACCACGGTGTGCGCCCTATCAAGGCCGGCTTTATTCTATGGACGGGTCCTCTGGGTC